CACTGTTGTAGATAACTCTGAAGGCAAAGACTATCAAAAAGAAACTACCCGTGCCTATAGAGAGATCACTAAGTTTGTAAATGCAGAACCAGATAATGCTGTAGCCAAGAAATGGATTAAATCTGAGAAGGCTAAAAAGACTAGATAAACTAACTGGTCGTAGCAAGTGAACTTTATAGGATGAATATGATGAAGAAATTTAATACAAATAACCCCTCTGCATTGCTCATTGGAAAATGGCAACCTTGGCATGAGGGTCACATAAGTATATTCAAAAAATCAATCGAAGAGTATGGTCAAGTTACCATTCTATGTCAGGCGTTAGATAAAGACGCTGATGACGTTATCTATAACTTCGAAGAAACCGCACATCTAATTAGAGCATCTTTAGAGCATGAAGGCTTTACACTGGGCGGTGATTACATTGTTATGCAAGTCCCTCGTATTTCAAATGTGATAAGCGGATCAAACGCAGATTTTGATTTAATAAAATATGAAGACGTTGATAGCGTCTCCAGTAGCCAACTGAGGAAAGAAATAAGAGAACATGAACTTGAAAGAACTAACGTGGGAGAACCACAAGAAGGCTGAACGAAGAGAATTCGCTTCAATCTTAATGAGTGGGAAGATAGAGCCAGAACTCTATTATAGATATCTCACTAATCAATTCTATATGTACAACATATTAGAAGCAGGTCTACGCACGTGCGGGCTTCCTACAAGCTATTGGGGCGTGTTTCGTGCTAGTCGTATACGATTAGATATGCAAGAACTAGAAGAGCAACATGGGTTTGTTTTTGATCCAGCTACGATAAGTAGAACAACAGCAGAGTATGCAACTCACATAGAGAACTTACAGAAAGCCGAAGACCTCGATGCTTTAACAGCACATATGTATGTACGCCACTTTGGTGATATGTATGGTGGGGCGATGATCTCAAAGAAAGTACCAGGCGCAGGTTTGATGTACGAATTTGAAGACAAAGAAAATCTGAAAGCATCTTTACGTGAATTGCTAATTGACGATATGGCACCCGAAGCCAATATCTGTTTTGAATACGCTATTAGACTTTTTGAGGAGTTAGTATGAGCGAGGTAAAACTAGGGGCTGACGGAATGTTAGTCGTTGAAGAAGAGGCATCGATCTGGGATAGACTTATTGATATTAAAGATATGTTTATTCAGAAGTTCGATGAAGCTGGCTGGGAAGATGACGAACCGGGAATGGAAGAGTTTAATCAACCAGAGAATGGGTGGGTCAATCGTGTATGGCAATCACCATACTTTCGTAGAGCGCACGTTGATGTAGTAGATGTAAGAGACACTAAAGGTCTGTGGATGATGCACGTATGCGTATTCCCTACGTTTACAAGCGATGCGCCTATCTTTGGGTATGACGTAATCGCAGGTAAGAATAAGATTACTGGTGCATTCCATGACTTCTCACCAAGTGTTAATGCTGAACACGATCTGATCAAGTACTTTGCTAAAGAAGCAGAGCAACTAAACTGGAAGCGTGAACGTGAGATGCCGCCTTGGGGTAAAGCAATATTCAGTGATGATATTATTGCCGCTGGTAATGTAAGAGACACGTTTGAGATCGATCAACTGTCGGGCATCGTAGAAACAAACTTAGATCATTTTCTATTTGAGCTTCCTCGTTACATTGGAAATTCACAAGAGAACTTAGTGATTAAAGCACACAATCGTTATGCACATTTTCAGAAACAGAATCCACATACTCCACGTGTAATGAAGTCTTTGGGTTTGAGTGAAGAAGATGTAGATAACTTTGTAGAGCATTGTTTATTCCCAGAGATACCAGAACTAAATGAGTAAGCAATGGCACGGTGGTAAAGGCGATAAGCCTAGAAGCGTAGATCAGAAATCATACGCAGACGGTTGGGATGCTATCTTCGGTAAAAAAGTGTTGCAAGAAAAGCACGAAGATAAACCCAAGAAAAAATCACTTGACAAAAAGTAGCAAATATGTTATAAATAGACTTGTAATTGTTGATACAAATCAACGCATGGACTGGACTCGGGTGCGAATCCCGACAGCTCCACCAAGTATACATTTACTGAGTGTATAGTTGATGGGGCTGAATTAGGAATCGACAGACTTGTAGAGATAAGAGTAGATTACCGTGGTGACTTACGTTAGACAGTCAAAATCAATAAGTGCAAATGATAATATAGCACCTTCTGGATTCGCCCTAGCGGCATAATCACAGGGAGTTGGCGACTTACTTAGCAACAGAAAAGTCGCACTTTAAGTTTCAATTATAGGAAAGGATTTTTAAATGAAACAGATACTACTTGCAACAGTAGCAACATTCGCACTAGCGGGAACAGCAATGTCCGCTGACTTGGATGTAGAGTTGGGTCTAGACCTTACACAGAATGCCAGCGATAAAATGGTGGCAGACACAACAATCGATATTAGCATGTCAGCACCAGCTGGTATTGCAAGTCTCGGTCTAGTCGCAGATGGCGATGCTGTAAAAGTAGACAGCTATTCTCTAGGTACTGTAGTAGCTGGCGTTGCTGTTTCTTATGGAGATCAAGGTGATCTATTGGGTGACTTCGGTGGTAAAACTGATAGCGTAGGTGGAACAACACTTGCTAACCCAAATGATGATGGCGAAAGCATTAAAGTGTCAGTAGCAGGCGTAGGTCTACTAGTAGGTCTTACAGACGTAACTTCAGACATCACAGATGTAGAGAATGTACAAGCAACATACTCACTAGCAACCAGTGGCGTTGAAATCGGTACAGGTATTGACTACAATATGGATAGCGAAGAGATGACTATCTTGTCACATGCAGGTTATGCATTGAATCAATTTGGATTCGGTGTAACAGGTACATACGAAGTAGAAGCCGAAACATATGGCTTTGAAGCTGATGTAACTGCTATGGGCTTGACAGCATTCGTCAACGGTGATGATAGCGACATGATGCAAAATATTGGTGGTGGTTATACAACTACAATCAATGGCATGGGTCTATACGCAGAAGGATCGTACAACCTTGATAGTGAAGAGTTCACACCAGCAGTTGGTGCATCCTTCAACTTCTAAGAAGTATAGTAAAGTAAAGAGTAAAACAAGGGGCGAGGAAACTTGCCCCTTTATTTGTAATTAATACATAATGATGTGAGCGCAGGGGTAAAGCCTGCAAACAAGGAGAAATGAAATGGAACTACTAACTATCTGGAGCCTCATCGGGTTCCTTCTAGCCGCTTATGCGGTGATCGCCAACGACTCAGTACAAACTCTCGGTACATGGATGGCGTCAAACAATGAGAGATTCAATTACAAAACTTTATGGCTAGCCGCAAGTGCTGTACTACTAGCAACGCTATGGTATGGATGGCATGTGAACGGTGGCGATATTAGTTACGGAAGATTAAACAAAATCCCGTGGCAAGATGTTCAATGGTATCACGCCGCCGCACCAGGAATACTTGTAGTACTTACACGCTTTGGTGTGCCAGTGTCAACATCCTTTTTAGTGTTGAGTGCTTTTGCAAGTACGTTTGTGCTAGAAAAGATGTTGATGAAGAGCATCATGGGTTATGGTATTGCCGCTCTGTTCGCATATGGTGTTTGGTACTTTGTATCACGTACACTTGATGAGACTAAGCCAGTTAAAGATGAACATAAAAACTATTGGCGCATAGCACAATGGGTAGCAACAGGTGGCTTGTGGTGGACTTGGTTGTCACACGATATGGCAAACATTGCTGTGTTCTTACCGAGACAAGTGCCTGTCGATTTAATGATCTTAGTATCAGTTGTATTCGTAACTGGTCTATTCTTTATGTTTAGAGAACGTGGAGGAAAGATACAACAGATCGTACTAGAGAAGCATAACACCCGCTACGTGCGCAGTGCAACGCTCATAGACTTGTTCTACTGGGTTTGCTTATACTTCTTTAAAGAACTCAATGACGTTCCTATGTCAACTACATGGGTCTTTGTGGGTATGCTTGCAGGGCGTGAACTTGCTATCGCAACGTTTACAGGTAAGATGAAAACTAAGTCTGTCTTTCCTCTAGTAGCAAGAGACTTTCAAAAGATGATGATTGGGCTAGGTGCATCTGTTGCACTAGTGATAGCAATACATTATATAATCGTCCCAAACGGACTATAATTTGCTTGACAACTGCGCTCACATCTGATATAATAATAGCATATCAACAGCAAACAACGGAGAATTTCAATGACAGTAATCTCAACTTATTTTAAAGAGGATGCAGGCTTTCGGGCACGTGCTGAAGTCGTTAAAGAGGGGAGTGATTATAAGATGAAGTTGTATGACCCAGAGGGTAACTTTGTTAGCGAGAAATCATTTCCAGGTAAGTCAATTCACTACGTAGAGAGTGCGGCTGAAAACTGGACAATGGGCTTTCAAGTTCTATGAGTATAATCTCTGGTGTACGTGGTAACACATATGGCCTTGACATTCGAGACGGTATGGTGTATATTGGTGATATTGCAATGACAAACAATTCGCAAGAAACGCAGTTGTTTTTATATGCATATCGAATAGGCAGGGATCACAAAAAAATGGAGATAAGGGAAGCACTAGACATATGAAAGAATTAAATTCAGAACGAATTATGCGAGAAATACAAGAGTATATCAAAGCAGGTATACCTTACATTGATGCGGTTATTGAGTATGCAGAGAAGAACGAAGTTGAGATTGAAGTGGTTGGTGAAATTATTCGCAGGTCGCCTGTTCTGAAAGCAAAGATACATGATGAAGCCGAGGAGTTGAACATGATAGAACGACAAGCGAAGTTGCCAATTTAATGTCAATGTATAGCACCACAGATGCGTTTGACATCTATGTTTACTATCTTGCACTGAAGAGACACTTCACTTCGAACTATGACTTTTTCAAGTACAATGGCAAAGTCAAAGCTAACGCAATGTCTTTCGAAAACAGAAAAGACAAATTCTTCTTCTACAAACTATCGAAGAAGAAGGAAGCAAAAGATATTATTCTAGCTAACATGCTTGCAAACCCTAATGCGTGGGCAGGTGAGTTACTAGATGATAAAGCCGAATCCATTTATAAAGAATGGATAAAGCGAAAACAGTCCTTGACATATCAGTTTAAATCTGATATAATTAACCTCGATGATGACTTCAATGACAACTTTGTTGTTCACGATGGTCAGCATCCAAGACTGTTAAAATTGTATATGATGAATGATATTAGCCTTGAAACGCTTGTCATGATCTGTGATATAACAAACTGTATAGGTCATTGGGAGAAGAATATTTCTGATACCATTGTATTTCCTGATATAAATAAACTTGTCAGGAAATACAGACCTTTCTTAGATTATGATAAACCAAAAATGAGGAAAATATTACTTGACAAATACAACGAAACATGATACTATACATCGTATAAATCGTAAATAAACCGTCATACATAGGAGAATACATATGACTACATCA